GGCTTGATAACGACAGTTGCGTTTGAGCCAAGTAGTGGGTAAAGGGTTGCATCAACCGAGCTTGCACCAAAGTCCTGGTGGAAGTCTAGAGAGATGGAGGCATCCTGCAAACCACCAACGCGAGTCCGAGCAGTTGAACCAAACGAAGTGGTGTCCTGCTCCTCAACGGTGATGTCGAGGGTTACGGCAGCCAGGCTTGAAGAAAAGCTTGCGCCGTTGATTGTGATGTTGTAGTCCGTAGCGACAAACTTAGCCACTTGGTGTCTCCTTAGTTAGCGTAAACAGTAACGGCAAAGTCTGCCGATAGGTATGTTGCCTCTCCCAATAATACCGCACCGATGTTGTTCATGTCTGTGACCCGAACATCGAAGGCTTTACCACCGAGAGTTTTATCTGATTGAATTGCAAGTTTGACCGAGCTTGCACCGGTGCTTGATGCGTAAGCATCTAACCTTCTCTGCGCTTCTCTCTCCGCTGGTCTTCCCACGATCACAGTCACAACGAAGTTATAAGTTGTCAGCCCTTGCTTGAATGATCCGTCAAAGTTGACCGACTGCAAGACAACTACGGCAACTGGTGGCGATGGGTTGTCTGGAATCTCTGCCGATGCGCGAAGCCCTGGGATGGTGGCAAGGTTGGTCGCTAGGCCTGCGCGAATGTCGGTGATGCTCACGCGAATCTAACCTTCTTGTAAGGCGAAATCATTGCGTCAATGTCTGGGTCAAGGCGGCTGACGCGGATAACGCCGAGGTCACCAAAGCCAGCGACACCGAGTGGTGAGTCATTGCGCTTGAAGATACGCGAAGCAAGAAGCACCGTTGCTTGCTTGATCGCGGTTGGAGTGGTTGCAAAGCCGAAGCTTCCTACAACCTGAACTGTTGCCTCTCCGCCATCTAGCGGGAAGGTGTAGTCACCGACTGCGCGGATTTGAGTTGCCGGAGTAGTGATGCCACCTGCCAAGCCGTTAAGTGGCTCGAGCTGGTAGTCAGTTGCGCTCCAAGTGATGTCAAAAGTGCCATCGGCCGCACTCGAGGTCTTGAGCGTAGTCAGAGTGTTTAGGTCATCAATCTGAGTGATGTAGGAATCCTGCGGTCGGTAAATGCGAGTTGCAGTAGTTGGGAAGAACTGGCGCTCGGTTACGCTGTCAATCTCGCGAGAAGCTGCCTCAACAGCAAGTTCAAGCAAAGCGTCATCAACCGAATCGGTAATTCTTAGCGATGTCTTGACTTGGGCAAGAGTGCAATAACCGTTTGTGATAGCCATGTTTCTATTCTACCTTCATTTCGTCTATAAGCTCTGGGATGGTTGGTTGGCGGCAGTAGCCCGCTGCCTGCCACAGCGCCTCGTTCAAGTATGGGTGATTAGTTGCTAATGTGCGGTTACAGTATTTTTCAATTGAGGGAATTATCTCTAGGTCTTGACGGCCTGCTCGCTCAGCAATCAGTCTAAGCAATTCGTATTTTCTAACTGAGCCTTTTGGAACTAGGTGGTGATAGCCACGAAAGAACATGTCCTTCTCTATGACTCCACGCACTACTCGAGCGAAGGCATCAGTTGTGACCCCGTTCCAACAATGGTTTATGTAGCCTTTTATCTTTGCGTTCTCCGGCTGGTTACGCACCCACTCAAACAGCGACTTCTTGCCAGTCAGTTCTGATCCGACTATTGAGGTGCGTAGATTCATGAAGCTAGGGTGTTCTCCCAACGCCTTTGACTTGCCATAGTCATCGGTTGCATTCTTTAGGCTACTCTCGGTGTAACTTCCAACCTTGCCATCGAACACGCAATCCGTAGCGATTTGCAAAACTCTAGCGCGCGTGGCGTTTGCTAGGCGATTAGGGAAGTCTGCGTTGATGCGATACAGCTTGTCGCGCTCTGGTTGTTTTTGAGTAATGACCCCGATGCAGTTGACTATCCAATCGCTTTTGGTTAGCTCATACTTGTCGAGAGAATCGCCGGCTTCGTATTGCTCTCGGGTTAGCGGGATAGCAATGTCCGCAAGTTGCTCAGCGACTCGATGCCCGAGCATGCCTGAAGCGCCCAAGACCAGAACCTTCATAGCAATCCGAGGCTTCTTGAGAGTTCGTGAACCTGAGCCGTTCCCGCTGCCTTTACGCTTGGGTTCTGTTGATGTCCTGAGAGTGTGACGCGATCCTCGCCAGGGTCAAACAGGATGCGCTGAGTCTTGGCCTGGAATGGCTTGCATAGCGACTTGTGAACCATGTGGACTGCCAATGCCCAGTCTGGGAACTGAAAGCGATAGTCAAAGCCACCAGCATCAAGATAGAGCTGTTTCTTCATCGGCTCTGCACCAACCAAAGTAAAGCGCTGAGGGATTGTGTTTGCATCCCAATGACCTTTCCAATGGTGACCGGTGGTCTTGACGATAAGGGTGTCAACTATTAGGTTGCATCCCGCCTCGTCTGCCTCATTGATTTGGTCAAGCGCGTTCGGCAAGAACTGATCGTCAACATTGCAAATGCCGAGCCACTCGCCTTTGCAGAGCCTTATGGCGTAGTCCCAGAGTCGGTAGTCTGCTGCCTTCAGCCATTCATGTCGAATCGGGATGTCGCTCTCTACATCTTTAGCTAGGTTGCGGTTGCGCTCATCGGTGACCAGGACAATCTCGATGGGTCTATGAGTAAGCTGATGCGCACCAGCTAACCAGCGTTCAAAGAACTTGGCGTAGCCATCACCCCAGACTGCCAGCGGAAGGCTAACTGTTGCCATGCAGAAGCCCTTGTATGACCTGATTGAACCTTGACCCCACCTTGTCCCAGCTAAGGTCTTCAGCGGCGTTCCTAGCGCGTTCTGATTCCTCTTTCCAAATGGTCGGATAAGTCAGCGTTCCGAGGTGGTCAACTACTTCCTGAGCGCTTTGAGCAATCATGCAGGCATCCTCATAGCCACGCGCGCCAAGCTGTGACGAGATAACTGGCACACCATAGCTAAGTGCGCGAGCAACCTTTAGCGATGTTCCTGATCCTGCGGTGATGATGTTGATGAACGCGTGAGCGTTGCTGAATAAGAAGTCAAGAATTGCAGGGTTGACATGACCCACTAGGCGCACATTGCTAGGCGCGTTCTGAATGTATTGAGAACATGCACCGGCAATGACCACGGTGTAGTCAGGCAAGGCTTGAGCTAGGTTTGCCAACATGACTGCGGCCGCAATGTTTGGCGGGTGAGCGCTACCCACAAATAGCAAGTTCCTAACGCCACTTCCATTGACTCGCTGAATTGATGGCAGGTCTGTTCCGTTTGGAATGTGCGTCATAGGGCTATCGGTGACTAGGTCATCATCTAGCGAGCAAAAAGTGACATGCTCGGCTTTGAGTGCCTTTGCCTCGACAACCTCAGTCCTAGCAACTTCGTGCGGGAACAACTGCGACTTCATGCGTGACTCATTGTTGTGTGCGTCATAGATGAAGCGCTTTCCCTGAAGTGCCTCTACCTGCCAGGGGTGTTCCAAGATTGTCAGGTCGTAGCCATCTAGCACCTCTGAAAACAGTTTGCCAGCGACCTCAGAGAGAGCGGTGTCGTAGTCGTTGCCAGAGTTGATAACTGAATCTGGTAACTGAATGCCCTTGATGTTTAGGTTGCCTAGCTGAATGGCTGGGCCGACTGTTCCCGCTGGAACAAAGACATCTATTGGATGTTCGACTCTGGTTAGCAAGTTCAAGATGCGCTCTGCTCCACCGAACCCCCCATTGTGGAATGCGAATGGCGCTAGAGCTGCGAGCCTCATAGGTTCGCCTTGAGAAAGGGCTTCCAGTAGTTATTCCAGACAGTCTCAACATCAAACTGTTTGGCGAAGTCAACTGATGCCTGAGAGAAGCCTTGGTTGCCGTTCGCAATCTTTAGCGCACTCACTAGCGATGGGATCAACGGGATCATAAAGAACGAAGCCTGCGCCTCATCCCAGAATGGTTGTCCGTCAACTGTCCATGAGTCCTCGCCTAGTAGGTCTGGAGTAGCTGCCCAGTTAGAACCAATGACTCTAGTTCCACAGGCCTGAGCCTCGATAGCCGGACCGCCAAAGCCCTCTCCGTAACTAGCATGGAGTAGAACATCGAGCGATGAGTAGATTCCTGCCATCTCGTCTGATGAGTATCCGTAGCGGAACTTGACCTCATCAGGGAACAGCACGGCCTCAGTCGGCACTCCAACGGCTTTGAGTAGGTTCGGCAAGTGAAATCCACCATAAGCCTTGCCAGGCTCAGCGTGTAGGTAAAGATAGGCGTTTGGATTTTCCTTGCGATACAGCGAGAAGGCGAGAAGGTTCTCAGCGAATGCTTTGCGGTGAATTGAACCGTTGGCTTTATTGGCCGCCACCATACCTACCAAGAACGCATCCTTCGGGACTCCCATGTATTCACGCAGGTCGTGTCCATTGATGTTGTCTCGGCGGTTGTAAGCCGAGGTGTCTACAGCGTGAGGAATGTAGGTGGACTCAATGCCTGCCTTCTCAAACATTCGCTGACCGAATGGTGACATTGCGATTGTCTTCACATTGTCGCGCTTAGCCCAGCGCATCACCTGTGGCGGGATGCTTATGTGGTCAACCGGTGTCCAAGACCAGAAGTTCAGTTGGTCAATACCAGGGACTTCGTTGTATACCCATGCGTCATAGAGAGTCAGGATTGCGTTAGGAATTTCTCGCTTATTGACGAAGTGATCGTGGTGGAGTTTGAGGACATCGCCTGAGTAAAGCGTGAGTCCTCGCGGGTAGTGAGGGATTGACCCGAACTTGGTTTCTAAGGTTGAGATGTTTCCCTCAAGCCCGTAGTTAGAAAGCGCCGCTACATCGTAGCCATCGCGCTTTAGTCGTTCGGCTACCATAAGCGCCTGAACGCCGTAGCCAGTAGGGGAGCCAGGCGTATTGCTGGCAATAGAGATTGCGCCGTAGGTTGACATACCGAAACTCTAGCAAATAAAGAGAGGGACTGCCCGCAACCTACAACGGACAGCCCCTCGGCTTTATTCAGTCAGAAACTAAGCAGCGTTTCCGATGAAGTATTTGACATGCGCGGAGTGAGTCAAGTTTCCGTCAAGACGGATCAAGAATTTCCAAGTGGTTAGATCCTGGCTAAAAGCAAAATCCTGTGAGGACTGAACCTGAATGCCGCCTGCAACGCGAACCTTGTAAGAAGAAAGGTCACCGAATAGGACTGACTTTGCACCTGTTGCAATGCCTGCAACAAATGGGTTCTCAACAACGCGGAAGCCAGCGAAGGTGTCAGGGTATCCAACGCCAACCTGGTAGAGGTAGTTGCCAGCGGTGTCCTTTAGCTTGCGCATTGCACCAATGGTCTGACCGTTAGCCATGAAGCCTGCACCTGGCATGCGGCGAACAGCGCCGTCTACCGAGTAAGCAAGGTCAATCAGGTTGTCAGCGGTGAAGCCACCACCAACAGCAGTTCCACCGGTTACACCCGATCCAGCAGCAGTTGCAATACCGTTTGGCTGGGTAGTTCCAGTTCCAAGGGTAAGAGCGTTGTTTACTGCGTAACCGATTGCGTTACCAGCCTGGCGTGCTAGGTGAGCAGCTAGGTCGAAGCCTGCGTCAGTTACTAGCTCGTTTGCAGCCTGGATGAGCATGCCATACTTCTTTGCACCTAGAGTGATGCTTGAGTAGGTAGGCTCGTCAACGCTTAGTGCAGAACCAGCAGCGGTTAGGCTTGCGGTGCTGTAAGCGGTCAGGGTTGGGATGGTTAGGTCTTCACCGGTAGTGGTGTTGATAACCTCAGAGGTCTCTAGCATTGGGCCAGTTAGGCGAGCAATGTCGAATACCTCATCGAAGAAGGACTTTGGAACGGTGTTCGCGGAAGGCACTAGGGTAGCGCGCTTCTCGAAGGTGTGAGCAGAACGGGTCTGTGCAACCTCGCGAAGGATGTCAGAAGCTGAACGCTCTGACACGGCTGGGATGAAGCCCTTAGCAGCAACTGAAGCCTCTAGCTTGCGCTCCTCTGAACGCTGAGCTACAGCAATAGCCTCGTCTGCCTTAGCAATGTCTGCCTC